CGGGTACAGGAACGAACAGGTGAAAGACCTAAAGATAAGGACATGGCAATGCCCAAATTGTGGTGTTGTACATGACAGAGATGAGAATGCAGCGAGAAACATACTAAAGCAGGGACTGTTACAGTTGGGTATTGCTATGAGCGTATAGATTAACAGGTAGGGCTGGGGCGGCCCGAGCCGGTTAAGGCAATGCCTGTGGAGATCGGACCTCTACTGCTGGTTCCCAGTAGCAAGCCCGGTCAATGAAGCAGGAAGCCCGCGACTTCAGTTGTGGGTAGTTCACACGGTGTAACATTGTCTGCTCTCTATCACTCACTAGGGTCTTCCATGCAGCAACTATGTCTGACTTTTCGTATGTTACCCACCAAACTGGGTGTATTAACAGCTGAATGCGTGAGTATGTACCTAGTGCAAGTGCTTGGCAAGGGCACTCATCTTTCCACTGTCTACTACTGTCTCTAATATACTTACAATCACGTACAAACCTATCTTTATAGTACTAATATAGCACTATGCTATAATAATAGTTATGAAGTGTGGTTTTACGTTAGTAGAATTATTAATTGTTATAGTTATACTTGGAATTTCAACAGGCCTTGCGTTACCTAGATATTTAGAATCACAAAAAGAATTTGAGAATGTATTTTGTTCAAATGTTGTTACCTTGACTAAAATGTTGGAAGAATATCGTTCTACACATCTAGAGTACCCAAGTGACCTAAGGGTGCTGAAAGACCAAGTACGATACGCTCCTAAAAATCCCTTCACTGGTTATCCTATGTTGGATTCTACATTGGATTCCGGTATTGTGTATATTACAAATAGTGATGGTTTTTTGATATTTGTTACGCAAAAAAACAAAGATGGTGACCTGATAGATTGTAATATTACTGGCGTGCTTTCAGGTATGCCGTTTTATCGCACATACAATTTAGTATTAGGTGACAACGTCAAAGCCACACCGAACTTACAATTTGATGTATATTATAATGACAAGCGATATACATATAAAGTAACGAACACAGAGATGTTAAGAAATATTGGTATGGAATTATTTGTTGAGAATTTGACAACAAACACATCTACTGATTTTTATACAACCTTATCGTATAGCAATACAGCCACGACAATTAACTACAGTTCATTTAATACAGCTATAGGTCAATACAGTGGATTTTATTTCGGTCAGTTTAATCAAGCAGGATATGGATTAATGCGAATGAGTCTTTACCACAAAAACAGTTTGTTATCTTCTAGTGAGGTGTTTTACTCTACTGTACCTGTCGACTTGACTGTGGAGCCACTCGCATTAACGCTAACGTCTACAAGCCAGCAATTACAGATAAGATACCGCGTTAATATCCCCGATGCTAATTTTCGTGCGTTTTTGTCAGCTAACATTAATAGAATTAGGTTGTATTATGGAAATTATAAGAATATGGGAGGATTTTACGAAATTAAGGAAGTATCTAGTACACCAATTACACAAAGTGTATTGGATGGAGATTGGGTAAACGTGACAGTACATATTCCTTATGATATGTATAAAGAAGGTAAACAATTAGGATACAGCTGGGGATTTAAATTAGGTTTTGTTAATAATGTGCCATCTAACCAAATATTTGTTCCATATCGCGACTACACACCTATTGCAAGTTATTTTTTACATGTTTTTCAAGTAGTGCTATAATAAAGTGAGGAGGTGCAATATGGAAAAACAGACTAAAGTATTAATAGGAGTTCTTGTGGTATGTGCTGTTGTGTTAGGTATCTATTTTGCTACAACAGGCAACAAAATAGGTGGTGGGGGCACTAACAATCTCTTGAAAGGATTCACTTATGAGAGTCGCATCGATGGTTTTGTGCCAGAAGTAAGTAGTGCTACTACACATACAATTACAGGTACAGTAAACGACATCAAACAGGAATTAACACTAGTAACTCCTATCATCAAAACACCGACAGATATAGTTAAAGCAGATTACAAAGTGTTGATATTTGCAGCTGATTTCCCAGAAGCCCAGCAGATACTAAAGGTTACTAAAGAAGCATTTGGTGAAAATAACGTAACTATGCTAGATATTACAAAAGACCAGAAGAATCTTGATGCTTTCTTAGGCGTAGCCAAGGTTTTATCACCATTTAACGACCCGCAGGTTGGTATTCCTCTAGGTATTATCTTAGACGGAGATAATACTCTATTAGCAGTGTTTGATTGGCCGTTGCATTTGACAGACAAAGACCAATTGTATACTATTGCTACGCTTGGATTAGGTTATTCTGGTGTTTATTCTCCTTTGCCAGTGTACGGTTTTGATGTTAATTTGAAGTCTTTTACGTTATTGTCTAATGAACAAAAAACACAAATACGTGATGCTCTGCAGCCTGTGTATACAATTAAGCTTAATATCGATTAATTAGAGAAACAATAGGATAATAATTGCATCAGGGTGTGCAGTTGCACACCCTGATGTGCTATATAATACGTGATGAGTATACGTAAGAAATTTGCATTTACTATTATAGAAGTCTTAGTTGTAGTTGCTATTATTGGCACATTGATTGCAATTGGGCTTAATGAGTATAGCAGCAGTCTTAATACAACTAGAACTGTCACATTTAGAGAGAACGTAAGTGCTATAGAAGACTGTCTTAATGTATACTTCTCTGTTAACCATAGGTATCCAGATACACTAGAAGAAATCAGAGGATGTTTGAATAAAACTCCTATAAATCCGTTTACCAATGAGGATATGTTAACTGATGGGTCTATTACATACACACCGTTAGATGATAATTTAGAATATGTAATTGTAGTACACTAACCGGATGAGGATTCTATGAAGAAGCACCACCAACTCCGCCAACTCCACCGACACCAATAACATCTACTACGATTGTGTTGCAAATAGGTAGTAAAAACATGTATGTTAATGGTAAACTTGTGATACTAGACAGCGTTCCAATTGTACGTAATGATAGAACATTGTTACCTATTAGATTTGTTGCAGAAGCTCTTGGGGCACAAGTAGGATGGGATGAAGCACAGCAAAAAGTGACAATACAAGACAGCAAAACAAAAATAGAAATGTGGATTAACAAACCGACTGCTATTGTTAATGGTAAAACAGTCTATATAGACCCCGCAAATTACAAAGTTGTTCCTATTTTAGTGAATGATAGAACGATGTTGCCAGTGAGATTTGTATCGGAGTCACTGGGTGCACAGGTAGAATGGAATGAAGCACAACAAAAAGTAACAATCACAAAGTAGAAGGGCGGGGAATTCCCCGCCCTTGTTTTTTATGTAGGGTATTTTGTGTTCCACAATGCTACTTTATTTGATAATCAAGGAACGTAAAGGTTTGTGAAGACTTCTCGTATATTGTCACAGCAGTAGTGTCTACTAATGTTTTTGTAGTTATGCTGCTGTATGAATATTTGTATAACATATTCGCCACTGTTTTCATACTTGTATCAATTGTGGCATTAAACGATGTAAGACTAGGCAAAATAGCTACAGTTAATAACGCTAAAATAGCTAATGCAATTATTACTTCTAATAAAGAGAATCCACGCATCATATATTTGTTATAGCATATGTTGTGCTATAACACTGTTATGAAGTTACGTGGATTTACTGTTGTTGAAGTTGTTGTAGCTGTAGCTATTTTTACGTTACTTGCTGCTATTGTTACACCAGACCTATGGGCAGCACAGCAGCGTATAACAGGTGAGATGTTTATGAACAACGTACACGACATAACAACCACACTTGAGTTGTATAAGAAAGAACACTCCGGACTGTACCCTACACAGCTAGAAGAACTAGCATCATATTATGACAAACAACCTATTAACCAATATACTAAAGTAGCATGTTATCCTCCAACACATATCAATCTGGAGTACAGTACACACCGTCAGCTGACCGTAAATCATACACATTAGTTGTCACACAGCGGGATGTAAACGACCTTGATAGGGACAAAAACAAAACGGAGACTGTTGCCGAAGCTTTAGGTCAACCATTCTCTTTTCTCAATGTACAACCAATAACACCGACATTGTCACACTAAGGGCAGTACCTAACAACACAGGGTAGTTGGTCGCATTCCCTAACCCTGCAAAAGCAGGACAAACTGTTATGTTATCACAAAAACCAGCCAATTGCTATAACTTCGGTAGCTGGTCTTCGCCTGATGTGACTATCACAAACAACAGCTTTACTATGCCAGCTAAGAATGTGTCTGTAACAGCCAACTACACTATAAGACAGTACACTGTATCTGCAGCCCCCAACAACCCGTCCTACGGTACAGTCACAGGCTCTGGGACATACAACTGCGGCAGTACAGCCACACTAACAGCAGTACCAACCACAGGGTTTACATTCACAGGTTGGTATGAGAGCGGCAACCAAGTGTCTAAAACCGCAACATACACATTCACAGTCAATGGTAATCGTACATTACAAGCGAGATTTGGTGTTTCTGCTTCATCATATACCATCACTATAGTTTATGAAGCAGAAGTGCCGCCAAGCGGAAATATCGCTACTGTGAGTAAGAATCCGGCATCACCAGGAGAGAGTGTAACACTTACAATAGATAAATCTGCCATATCTTCCTGTTATTTATATGGAGGTTGGCGTAGTCCAGATTTAGGACAAATAAATTATAATTTATCCTCTACGAGTTATACTTTTACAATGCCAGCTCAAAATGTCACTATATATGTTAATTTACCGACAAATCCGAACAATATTTGTTGGTAATTTTGTGTTATATATAGAATATGAGCCATAAAGCATTTACACTTACAGAGTTGTTAGTGGTGTGTGTTGTGTTGGGAGTTGTGGTTGTAATTGCGATGCCACAGTTTATGAATTCTTATGCATCTTCTAGATTAAAGGTATTTGATGCCAATATCAAGGAAATAAAAACAGCACTTGAGAATTATAAGACAGAAGCTGGGATCAATGTAGCATCTTTTTATCCTACTAAATTAGAAGACCTACAAGAAATACTCGCGAAAACACCTATTAATCCATACACAAACAAGTCTATGCTCAGCAGTACCGTAACGGAAGCCGGTATTTTTTACAAACCAATAGGCAATGGTGCTAATTATACACTTGTTTGTACTCAACGGGATACAGATGATGCAGATCATGATAACAACACCAAAGAAACTATACCATGTAATGAAACAATTAATTACAATTTAATTACAGATAATTGGTTAACTAATGGAGTAACATTCACTGGTACTAGTACAATTACTGCTATTGCTTTATCACCAAACAATAGTGGAATACAAGAACTGCATAAAAAAGTACAAGGTGTGGTTCTATTGTTCTATATACGTGCTAATGAAAAAACACAGATCGGAGTATCATTAAACGAACACACATTAGATTTACCAGTAAGTACTGAATGGCAAAAATATACAGTTATATACGATAGTCCTACTAATATAATACGAATACAATTTAGCGATTTTCCAATTAATAATAACATATATATTAAAGATATTGTATTAATTGACAGATAATACATGTTGTGCTATATATACGAAAGGAGGTGTAATGAATGAACAAGGACAAAAAGAGACGTGGTTTTACACTTGTTGAGTTGCTGGTAGTACTGCTTATTTTAGGTGTGTTGGTTGGGCTTGCTGTGCCAAGGTATATGGAGTCGCAGAAAGCTGCTCGTGCTAGAACATTTGCTGCTAACGTACGACAGATTGTTAGCGCGCTAGAGGCTTATAGAATGGACACAGCCAGTAAAGGTGGACCTGGCCAGTATCCTGGAACATTAAGTGAGCTTCAAAAGAAATATTTTACGCAAGAGCCTATCAACCCGTATACAGGTGTCAGTATGTTAACAGCTACTACCAGTACAAGCTCTGCTGGTATTACATATCAGAAAACTGGTGCTAGTTACACGCTAAAAGTAACACAACCAGACATAGATAATGTAGACAACAAGGATACCACAACAACACTTTGTACTGCTATTCCTAAAATGTTCCCTACTGAATCTTGCACTACACCTTAGCACTGGAGTAGACAATGCAATTACAGGCCCTAGTGTGATTCTAGGGCCTGTTGTTTTATTGTGGTTGTGTGCAGCTAGGGTTAGTACTGATTTTGCCAGTTGTCTGGTCATACAAGATGGTTCCTAATGTCTGCAAGTCTGTTATGGTACCTGTCGTTACTGCGATAGTCGACTCTGTGTATGGGTTAGTTAATTTATTTTGGAAGTTGTTTGGTATTACGATACTATTAACCTCATCTGCACTCGGTTTGTAATCGTAATCCCTAACGAAATTGTCTATTGCTATTTGTAACATCCACACATTATTGCAAAATGTTTCTTTAGTAATGCGTTTGTTATAACCAATAGTATAATTAGTAGCTATTGTAGCAAGTATTCCGACTATAACAATTACAGNCAATAATTCTAATAACGTAAATCCACGTTTCATAATATTGTTATACCACATAATATCAAAGTACTAGCGAACATAGCAGGCAAAAAGGGAAACTGTAAAGATTTCATCCCACTGCGTGTGGCTAAGACATACAACAGCGCTGTGATAATTCCAGCTACACTACATACCAGCAAAAAATATCCTAATTGCATAACATCAGTTAGCATAAAACCACATATAGCAGCATATATAATATCACCATCCCCAAGTNCTTGTTTTTTGAATATAAGTAATGATGCTCCATACAGTACTAGAAACATAACAGATAAAAACGCTGCTGAAGTCCAATTATACCATAATAATACACCAACAACCACGAGCGGAATGTATAGCAGCGCAGATAAAACCTCTTGATAGTACCAATCTTCTACCGCTATAATCAATGAGAAGAATATAAAAACAGCGTAAGCTATCGCATAATACAAACCATAGTTTGTATACACTATTGGGATAAAACCCCATAAAGTAGCACTAATTAACTCTACAATCAAATAGCGTGGACTAATCGGCTGTTTACAGTACCTGCACCTCCCCCCCAGTAGTACATACGATACAATAGGAATCAAATCTAATAAACCGAGTCTATGCCCACAATTGGGACAATAGCTTGGTTTCACAACCCAATTCTCATGACGCGGTAATCGCCAAATTAGCATGTTGCTGAAAGAACCCATGATTGCCCCGAATAACGCCCAATATATTATCCACATGTATCAATTATAACATAGGATGTGCTATATAAGTAACATGAGAGGTTTTACGTTGTTGGAAGTAATTATTGTAGTGGTTATTATAGCGATACTAGGGGTATTAGGTATAACAATGATAGACAGATATGACGCNGCTACTAAGCAAACACAATACTGTGTTATTATAAGTAACCTGACTAACAGTATTACTAGTTACATTACAAAATATCGCACTATTCCAACAGCAACACAGTTACAGCAATACATCGGTGGTGGGGAGCTCTTAGTAAATCCATATACAAACCATAATATATTTCTTGACTATGGAGCTACTAAGTTAGGAGGATGGAATATGGACCAATATGGCAATATACAAAGTAAAGTAAAGTGTGAGGTGATGGAAGAATGATGCTAGGTGAATGGTTAATTAGTAAAGGATATATCACTGAATCACAGCTTGAACAAGCACTAAATGATCAAAAAACAATAGAACGTGGTAAAGGTCTCGGAAGAATACTGATAGAAAGCGGAGTAATAACGAAAGATACACTAAAACAGTTCTTTATAGAAGAATACAAATTAGAATGTGTCGATGAACAAACTGTGTGGAATTTTTTACATGAACATAATATAAACAATCTTGACCAATATGCAGAAGTACTCGGTATAGCATCTGATTTATTGAAGAATATACTGATACAAAACAAATTCTTTGTATTCGACATCGTTGGTACTAAAGGGAAACGTACTATGAAAATAGCTGTAGTACCGCCTATTAATAACGCTGATATAGATGCGTTAAAACGGTATCTTAATGCTAATTTTGAAGTATATGGATTGTTAGATAATGATTTCAACAAATTGGTAGATTTCTTCAGCCAACAGATGGCTATTAGCGAAGAAGCAGTATACAGGTCATACGTCGATGAGAACAAAGTGCTTGAACTAAAGTACAGTGACAAATTGGATTTGAATACTTTTAGTGGTTTATTAACTGCTATTTTCTCTACAATCGCAAGAGACTATGGTTTTCGTGATGTAAGTGATATACACTTTGTGCCATTTCCATACTACTATATTGTACGTATACGTCATCAAGGCGTATTAATTGACCTACCGTTTGAAAAAATACCAATTGGAGTTGTAGATGAGATTATCAATAAAATCAAGGTCATTGGTGAAATGGATATTGCAGAGCGACGTAGGCCACAAAATGGACAAATGTATATCCGATATGAAGGTACGTTATTCAGTGTGCGTGTTAGTACTATAGGTACTATCTACGACCGCGAATTTCTTGAGATACGACTGTTAAATAGACGTGCTCTTGATATTACCTTAGAAGGTCTCGGAATGTTGCCAGAACAAGTGTCTATTATTAAAGATGCTCTTATTAAACCATTCGGGATTATAGTAACTAGCGGTCCTACAGGCGCTGGTAAAACTACAACGCTGTATACGTTGTTACAAGAATTGTATAATATGGGTGGTAAGAACATACTCACTATCGAAGACCCCGTTGAGTATTCTTTCCCAGGTATAGAACAAATACAAACGAATGTTAAAGCAGGTCTTACATTCACTAATATTCTCAGGTCTTTGTTGCGTATGGACCCTGACGTTATATTGGTCGGAGAAATACGTGACCATGAGACAATGACCACTGCACTTGACGCCGCATTTTCTGGACACTTGGTGTTGAGTACAATGCATGCTAATACTGCTGTTTCGACAGTATCCAGGTTTTTGAATATGGGAGCAGATTCTAAGCTACTTAGTTCAGCACTTAATCTTATTATATCGCAGAGACTAATTAGAAAATATGATTTTGAACAGGGTATCTATAAAGGAAGAACGGGCATGTTTGAAATAGCTTATGTGGATGATGCCACGAGAGAAGATATAGCTAATTTCACAAATGAAATGGAATTGCAACGCAAATTAATATCCAGAGGTTTCAAAACATATAGAGATATCGCCGAAATCTACATTAATGAAAAAATCACGAGTAGAGAAGAAATAGAACGTGTACTTGGAAAGGTGGATGGTAAAGTATGGCGTTAACATTCCGTAAACGTAAACAATCTGATACGCAACAACCACAGTCTAACACAAAACAATTGCAATTACCGAAAAGACAACGTGCAAAGCAAAATAAACAGCCGAGGAACAAAAAGCTCTATAGGTACAGCGGATATAACAAAAAGGGCAAATTAGTTAGCGGAACAATTAGTGCATTTTCAGAAGACGACGCAAGAATAAAGCTGGAAAAGAAAGGGCTAATTGTTAATGTACTGCAGCAAACAAAAGTACGCAAAATACGTAAGCTCAAAATGAATGAAATGTACTTTTTTGCTGTTAACTTAGCTAATTTTATGCAAACTGGTTTTCCAATCTCTGAAGCACTCGAGCTGCTGACTACACGGTCACTTAACAACAATTTTGAGCAAGTACTAGAAGATATTACGATACTTATTAACGGTGGAATGAGTTTGTCAGATGCTATGGCACAAACTAAGGCATTTTCACCATTATTTGTAAGTTTTGTTAGATCAGGAGAAAACACAGGACGTATTGATGAGGCGTTAGAGAACATAGCGTTTTTCTATGAAACGGAGATACAAGTTAACTCCAAGTTCCGTAATGCTATGACTTACCCAGTGATTTTGTCAATATCATCTATTGTCGTAATATTTGTATATGTATTCTATGTTGTACCTAATTTAATCGGTATATACGAAAGCGTTAACGCACCTTTACCTTTGATCACCCGTATGGTTATAGGGGCTGGTGATTTTATAGCTAACTTCTGGTGGTTATTGGTAGCTGCGGCAGTTGGTGGACTATGGATATACCGCAGGCTTGCCGCATCAATCAAACCTATAGCACTATCAATAGATCAATTTTGGTTCAACATGCCTATTTTTGGTAAATTGTTGCTTACACCTGAATATTTGCGACTTAGTACTGTAATATATAATGGATATTTATCAGGACTTAATATCATTGACATACTACGCAACGCAGAGGACATCGTAACCAGTAGAACTATGAAGACTCATATACATAATGCAATTACCAAAATAAACAAAGGTGCTACATTATCTAATGCGTTTGACAACACTGGATTAGACCCTGTATTTGTGAAGACTATTGCGCTAGGAGAACGTGCTGGTGCGTTGGAAGATTCTCTGAAGCGATATATCAGATTAGTCCAACACGACTACTTTCAAGCAATTGATAGCTTCTCAACTAAAATTGAACCTGCACTATTGGTTTTGATAGGTATTGTAGTTGGGTTTGTTGTTATTGCATTATATCTTCCTATATTCAACCTTGTACCGACAATGTTACAATCAGGAGGAATATAAGATGGATAAAGTTTGCTTGATACTAGATAACGGCGAACAGTTCTGGATTAGTAGTTATGAAAAGCTAACTAAGAACAAATACAAATTATTTGGACGTTTTGATAATGGTAAAACTGGATATGTAATTGTTAGTTTTCCCATATGGACAATACAAAGAAAACGTTGTTCGCTAGAGCAACTTGTGGAAACACACTATATTGTGTTAGAAATATATAAAGAAGATGCATAACGCATTGTGTATGTAGTACAATTTTGGTAAGATAAAAACAGTATTAAGCAGGTTGGCAGTAATATTATACTATAGATAATCATGTGCTATATAAAAAATATGAAGAGGCGTGCATTCACACTATTAGAATTAGTAATAGTATTACTTATACTTGGTACTTTAACTACACTGGCTGCTGGTAGATATATAGGTTCACAAAAAATATATAAGATGCGTGTATTTGAGGCTAATGTAAACAAAATAACAGAAGCACTCGATATGTACAGAAGTCGTCAAATTATTGATGGAAATTTAGCAAATCCTTATCCTACATCTCTTTCTGATTTACATACATTGTTTAAACAAAAACCTATTAATCCGTATACAGGTAAAAGCATGCTAAGTAGTGCTTCGGCAGACAGTGGAATACAGTACCAAAGTGATGGTACATCTTATAGAATATGTATTGCACAACAGGATGTTGATGATGTCAACAACAACGGTGTTGTAGAAGAAGTACTGCCGCTATCTACTAAAACTGCTTGTATAGGCAATACACAAACTAGTGTCGGAGTTACATTTGCACGACCATCTGTTGCATACACAAGCAACGGCACACAAGTGGGGGTGAACGTGCCGAGGTTCGAACAGGGTAAATTCGGCAAAGCGATAATGATAGAGGCTTGGACGACGAATATTGCCCGTGACCCCAACACAGACAATGCTTGGTGGAACGCTGCGCCAACAAGCGGCATTGCATGGGGATTAAGTAATGATTGGAGTGCTACAGAACAGGCATTAAAAGTTCGTTCATACTCTAATTCACATCACGGTCATTCATTTTACTTAGACATTCAACGTGACGTTTGGTTCACGCTTAGAGCTAAAATAAAAAATGTGAAAAATGCTCTATACGGCCAATTTCTTCTTGCTCTATATAACTCTGCAGGCACATGTATTAAGACGAATTACGTTCCTGAAATTTTAGATCAATATAACTGGACTAATCACAATACACCGGATTATACAGAAGCTTGGATAACCTACAGAATACCTAGTGGTGTTTACACGGATGCAGTAAAATATACTATCCAATTAATCGGAAGTGGAGTTAGCGAAAGCGAAATTTACCTGAAGGATATTCAATTAGAGCAAAAACCATATAAAACAACGTGGCATCCCTACAACTCCACCCGCTCCCCCGAGACCCTGACCATCCCCACGGCTGGGGTGCTGAACCCGCAGGAGGGGACGGTGGAGTTTATGGTAAAACTCTTCTACCTAAACCCTAATGACTACAATGCATTCTTCACGTCGGGTGATGTTTACGCTCCANGCCCACGTATACTAATTATGCGTGAATTCGAAGGAGGCGATGTTAATAAGATACGGGTTTGGGATGGTGATGGTTCATCTGAAGCAATCTTAACAAGTGTCACTACTTTGCAAGCTGGTATATGGTATTACGTGGCATTTACTTGGTCACCATCTGGTAGAAAGCTGTACGTTAATGGCGTTTTAGAGGCAAGTAATACACGGAGCAATAATTTGGGCTTTGCTACCCTAGCAAAAATAGGTTCATGGTGGAATAGAGGTTACCTCGACGGCCTCATCGACGACCTCCGCATAAGCAACAGAGCAAGGACGGATGAGGAGATAGCGGCTGCATACGCAAGCGGCCAGCCGTTGCCGATAGATGAATATACAACATATCTATTAAGGTTTAACGGGGCACTTAACTTTGGGAGAGGAGGTTACTACATTTCTCCACAATATGATTTGTCCACAGTAGGCAGTTACATTAAGCACAGAGTTTACTGGCAAGAAGATGCAGACCAAGGAGAGTGCTTAGTTTACGCTAAATTAGACAATCAATCTGATTGGACTCAGCTGACTAATGGCGGTTCTTTACCAATTGTAGAAGGACAAGACCTGACTGGTAGGAAGATACAGTTCAAGGTAAAACTGCTGGACTTGGTGTGATATGGCAGCTCAATTTATAGGCACAGCAGTTTCTCATCTTAAAGCTACTGCAAAGATAAATAGAAATCCTACAGTAACTAATTTACAGTTCGCATTCTATGACCAATTTGCAGAGTTAATTGGTGTTACCTATTTAAGAGCTGATTGGCGCAGTGGAACTGCAAACTTCAAAGGCAATGCTGTATCATCGTTAACTGCTAACCCAACACTTGCTGTAGCAGGCAGTTTTGAAGGTGACGCTGTATCGCCTGTGAAGGCTACAGCCAATAAAGTTCTTCAAGCAAGATTTAGTGGGATAGCCGCTTCTTCTGCAAAAGTATCAACACGAGATTTTATAAGAGTAAGTGCAAAGTTAAGTGCGGTATCTTCTGTAAAAGCCACTGGCAATAGAATTATCTACGCACAATTTAGTGGTTCTGCTGTATCTGAGATAAAACTAAATACTACACACTACATACAGTGTAGAGCAGTATTAAATGGAGCAACAAACTTAACCGCTAACGGTAACGCAGTTCTACCAGCAAGCTTTATTGGATATGGCGTAACATATGGAATATTTAACAACGCTGGAACAAGACAAGGTTATGCCGTATTAAACGGTGTGACTTCTTTAACTGCTGTAGGCAATACTGTTATTCCAATAGCCTTTAATGGCGAATCCGCTTCTTATCTGACCGCCGCTTTAATGCTAACTAACCAGCAAAGAGCTGGACTTAACGGAGTATCTTATCTAACAGCAAAAGCTAATGCAGTAAAGCTTGCCAGCGTTAAATCACAAGCCGTATCAACCATTAAGGCTAATGCAAACATTGTATTATCTGCAAGCTTCATCGGGTCTGCCGAATCTTCCTTAACTGCAAATGCATTTGTTTACACTGGCCTATTGGGTCAGTTCAGGGGCATAGCAGTTTCTTCTTTAACATTAAATCCTTTGGTTCATAAGTATTATCAGGCAAAACTAAATGGGATAACAACAGCTACCGTTAGAGGTAATGCTGTTAAATATAATAGTTCTAAATTGTATGGTGTATCTTCATTAAAAGCAAGAGCCACGAAGGTTAAAACTGCACGTGCTATCTTAAAAGCAGTTTCCAACGTAAAGGCTAAAGCGATAACAATAAAATACCCTGCATTCATTGGGCAAGCAGTATCTAATGGCACATTTATAGGCAACACAGTAATAAGTGCTCAGTTCATCGGACAGGCAGTTTCTAATGTAACTGTTACAGCCACACCACCAGTATTTGCATTCAAAGGCAGTGCCACGTCTTACATTAAATGTGTGGGTAATGTAGTTAAGAGTAATAGCGCAAAATTAAAGGCAGTAAGTTCAGTAAAATCCATACCCAGAATTGTAAAAACAGCCCGTTTTAGTGGAATTGCGATTAGTTATTCACGAATTTCTACAGAACGCAAAATACAAGCATCTGCTAAATTAAATGCTGTATCTTCCTTAAGAGCTTACGGGTATAACCCAGATGAAGTTAATTACTTCAGAGGCAGTGCAGTATCCAGTCTTAAGTGCGAAGCTGCAATCGTAAAGACAGCTACAGCCAAAGTTAAAGGTGTTACAAGCATTAAAGCGTTTGGCAACTCAGTTAAACTGTTAAAGTTCAATGGTAAGGCGATATCTCAACTTAAAGCTAAGTCTACTAAAATAAAAACTGGAACTGTTAAAATTAGTGCTAAATCGTATGGTAAGTTTAATGCAGTGCAGATACACTATCCACACTTTACAGGCAGTGCTACATCTACAATTTCGGTTACGTATAGAGTGCCAAATGCTGTAACTGTAAGTGCTGTAAGCAGTCTTAAGGCTTCCTGCACATTAACCAAATCTGCAAGTGCCAAGTTAAATGGATACACTACAATTACAGCTGTGCCACAGATGACAATAAGTGCTAAAGCCAAGCTATATGGTATGTCTATAGCTACGGCTTATCCTACTGCATCGTTGAGTGCAAAGCTAAGCGGAGTAACTACATTAACAGCATTCGGTGGTGTGCCGCTTTATGCCAGTGCAAAACTTAGTGGTGTATCTTATGGTAAATTCGTAGGCACTTGGTATGAACGTGAAACAGCTCCAAGTATGATAGAACCCATAGGTGTTGGTATAAACATCAAGCCCATTGGTGATAAAATAACAGTAAAGCCGCTTGGTGGTGGTATTAACATCAAGCGACGCAACGTTCCTTGAGCTAATGAGGTGATAACTATTGGAAACAGAGATAATTAAATTCATTATAAATTTCGGTGGTCTTGCAGTAGCTCTTTTAGCTGTATATGTAATATTTCTCATGTTACAAAAGAAAACTACAAATCATGTTGAAACTCTGAGAGACGCTGAAGAAATCAGTAATAGAATAGGTCGTATTGAGAAAAAGGTAGATTACATTTCTAACGGCATTGACAGTAATTCCATTGACACCAGAGAATTAAAACAAATGGTTAGAGCACTCGAAAAAGATGTTAAGGCATTAAGAGAAGTAGTAGACAAGATAAGAGATGATACAGATGCGTAGGTTTTCTAAGAAAGTAGTATCAACAGTGATAACCTTAAACGTAATATTCGCTGCTGCTGTATTAATTGTGTTTTGGCATACTGGGTCTGAACCAACTGTCTTAGTCGGTAGCTGGTTTGCATTTACTACGGGTGAACTATGGACTCTCTCAACCATTAGAAAGAAAGAAATAGAAAAGGGAGCTGATAACAATGAAGATATGCATTGATGCTGGGCATGGTGGCAGTCAGCCTGGCGCTGTAGGTTATTCTGGAACACTTGAAAAAGATATCACTTTAGCAGTAGCCTTAAAGTTACGTCAAATACTGCTTAAACAAGGTTTTAGCGTAGTAATGACACGAGAAAGCGACAAAGATGTTAGAACTACTAAACAGCCTAACGAACTGCAAGCAAGATGCGATGTGGCTAACAAATCTGGAGCGGATTACTTTGTTTCAATACACTGCAACGCATCAGACAGCCTGTCAGCGCACGGAACTGAAACGTGGTATACAGAGAAAGACGTTAAAAGCAAAGTCTTTGCTAACTGCATACAATCTGCTTTAGTTAAGCAGATAAAGAGAACAGATAGAGGAACTAAATGCGGAAACTACTATGTAACTAAATACACTCACATGCCAGCTGTATTAGTGGAACTTGCATTCATAAGCAACCCAGAGGAAGAGAAACTGTTAAAAGATGAGATATTCCAATGGAAGTGTGCGCTTGGCATAGCAAACGGTATCTTAGTAATGGCAGGCAAACAGCCACTTAAGGAGGTGAATTTATTGTTCAAAGATGTTCCCACAACGCATTGGGCATACAAAGATATAGAGAAACTGTATAAGCTTGGAGTAGTTAAGGGAGATAACAACAATAATTTTAATCCAGACAAACCAGTTACACGTGCTGAAGTATCTGCAATGTTATCAAGGCTTTATGATGTAATCAAATCAGGAAAATAAAAATAGAAAGGCGGTGAACGTAAATGGAGGAACTGTTAGCGTTACTATTTGTAGTTTTAGTGGGAATAGCTGGCTACCTACTTGGATTATTCATTAAAAACAGCAGATGGGCAAACATATTTGACCTAATTAAGACCAAGCAAGAGCTTGCCAGAACTGTAGTTAGAGCCATTGAGCAGATGTATAAGGAATTTGGCGGAGAAGAGAAACTTGAAAGAGCCTTGGAAATGCTGTCGGATTGGTTTGAGAGACTTGGATTAAGTTACACAGAAGAGGAACTAAGGACTTTAATTGAAGACGCAGTAAAATACTTCAACGATAACTTCTGGAAGGCTGAAAACAAATAGGTGGACGGGTTAAACCCGTCCACCGTTAAAATGGAATGTCATCTGAATCTTCATCACCAAGTGCGGCGTTTACTTCTTTGATTATTTCGCTTGTGCTTTGAGTAGCTGTGGGTATTGAAGCTTGAGGCTCTGTTGATGCTACACCCGTTCTCATTTTTAACGTTTCAATGATGCTTGATGCTTCTTGCATCGTAAGTTCGTTAAGACTGTTTTTGTTAAATCCATCTAAGAACTCATCAATGTAATCCTGATAGTAGTTTCCGTGAACTTGCTTGGCTAAGCTAACAATGTAGTTTACTTGTTTCGCCGAGGCTTGTCTTGTGTCTCCTTTTGGAATTTTAGCTTTAGAAGATGCTTTTACTGGTTTGGGCGATTCTTCATGTTTAACTTGAGCTTGCAATGGGTTTATCTTGGCACTTGCAGTTATTATCGTTGGCTCTTCTGGAACAGTTTCTTCTGGCACTTCTGCTTCCTCTTCTTCTATGATTTCTCTTATTTCATACGGAACTTCAATTGGAGCTTCATCTAAAGATGTTTCGTCAACTGCTGGCATCTCTTCAGCTGTATAAAGCTGTGAAAAATCTTCTGGAAACGCTTCACGTAAGCACTGCACAACTGCAACCTTTCTTATCATCGTTGCTGGCATAGAAGACCAGTTAGCCATGGGTCTGCCATCTGGTAATCGCTTCATATATTCTCTTAAACTAACCGTAACCTCAAAAGGCACTTTCAAGTCTTTTCGGTATACTTTAGCCCAACCGCCAACAAGTTCTTCATCGTCTAACACCAATGTCCCCTTACGGAATGTTGTTTCGTTACCTTTTCTAACAATTACTCCAGCCTCTAATCCATCAAAATTAGAATTTCTTGCCGCTCTCTTCATGAACGTATCTTTTCCCGTGATAATGCTTGCAGGTTGATTATCTTGATATTTCACAAGGTATGCTTCACGAATGAACGGGTTTAAGCGTTGATATTTGCAAATGTTCAGGAACATCATTACTTCTTGGTCTGTAACTTTATCAGATTTGCCTGAAACGAGATACTTTTTTACGACCTCTGGTGTTAGGACAATTTCTCCACTGTCTGTCTTGTAACGCACAATTTCATTGCTCATCGTTTTTCCTCCTTTCTTTGTTATATTATATCACTTTTTAACTTGAAACGCAAGCCATAAAACTCTTTCAAAGCATTGAATATAGCTAAAGCCGTCTTATATTGGTTGTTTGGGTCAATTATGAACTCGAAATCCTGCGGATTGCTTAATGTTACTGGTTTTATATCAACTCCTTCACAGTTGCATGCCATAAGAAAATAAGTCTTTGCACCCGTAAAAACCTTATTCGGAATGCCAGTTTCTTCTACCAAATGCTTCAACACTGTTCCAGCCAAATAACGAGACCTTGTTGTCTTAACTCGAGTATAGACTATGGAAGAGCCTCTGTCTTCTTTTCGTTGTCCATTCCAGCGCACACCTATAGAAATTGCCACATCACAATTTAATTTTCTGCAGAAAAAGGCTCTTTCAATGCCTTCCATAGCGAGATTTCTCTCTTTGCTTATGCATTCGTCTCCCTGTCTTGATAAAAAAACCTGATTGTAAGTAGCTCTCTCTATAAGCTCTTTCAAATACATGGCGATAGAGAATGTAATGTCTTTGCCATAAACCCTGCTTCCATCTGGCATTTGAACTCTACCGCCATATATTGTTGAACCAAATTGTGGGTCAATGAATATTTTCATGCTACGTCTTCCTTTCGTTTCTTTCTACTATGTTTTTCATCACTTTTATTAGGTCATCATAACCAGTGTAGTAAAAAACATTCTTCTGCTTATCGTAATGTCCCAGATTGTAATCTTCTAAAGTTTTAACGACAAACTTCTTTTCATCTTCGTATTTATCAAAAGCCCTGCGACATGCTATAAAGTCTACAAGCTCATCTGCATTTACCTTTAGATACATCTCGTTCTTCCTCTCTACATACTTTTGCTGAATGTATTTCCTGCTAAATCTCTTTTCATCTTCAAACACACTCCACAAAGGATACTGTGAAAACCTAGACTTAATCAGTTCCAGCGTAAAAAGAGTGCCTAAAACCATCATCGGGTCTTGTCTGAATTTATCCGATAGCCCGTTTATAACATTGGTTAATAACCAAAACACGGATTTTACGGTTCCTTTAGTGGTAGCCATTTACATTGCCTCCTTTTCTAATGTTTTAATTACCAAGTATAAATCTACCATTTCTTCATAAAGCAAGTGCAGTGGGAATTTCTTTTTATCAATGTCGTCTTGATATAACCTAACAATGGCACTTTTACCGTTTAAGAATAGCACATCGCATTCTATCTCGTATTTATCTTCTACGTCTGCTATCAGCACTTTACCGTGTTTGTTTAGCATGTTAGCGAGATAAACCTTGTCTGGCTTCTCTGTAAAATCCAGTTTTAGCTTAATGCTGGCATTCTTGTCTAAGTTCTGAACTACCATTTCCCTGTTTCTAACTGTTACTGGAATTGCGTATTCAATCATTTTCTTCACCTCCGATAACATTATAACACAAAAACGACAAAAAGTGAATGGTATAATTAAAATATGGACAAGTTGAGTATAAATGTGAGTGTATCCAGCCTGTTATCTGGCTGTCCAAGATACATACTGTGGCATGCGGTAAATCCAACCGAAGACAAAAGCTTTGATTTGTCATTCGGAACTCTTGTGCATTTATCTATAAGCGAACACGGGAAATCAGGAGAAAAAGCCATCGATGAGAAGATTGTGGAACAGTCCATTTCAACTGTGCTCCCAGAATGGCAAAAAGCTGGAGCATACAATCAATTGTTTGAAACTGTAAAAACACTTACACAAGCGGCACTCGGCTATTTGGAGGTAAACGATTATATCGGGAAGGCACAATATGAAGTGCCAGTGATAGAAACCATAGAGAACATTGACATAAGAGGCATAGCAGATGTTGTTGGTAACAACCACGTCATAGACTGGAAAACAGGAAGTTATATAAACAAAAAGCACAAAATACAAGTAGCGATATACTGCTACCTCTTATCTAAGCATGGTCTTATTTCAATACCTTGTCAAGGAAGTATCGTGTATATATACGACACAATCAAACAAGGATTTCCCACAGTAGTTGATTTTGCGGTTGACGAAGAAAGTATTGAGCTTGTGGATACGTATATTACTTCATTGCTAAAACTAATCAATGAACAAGGAGACATTCCAAGACAAGGAGACAACTGTAGGTTTTGTCCTTATAAGAAGTTGTGCTTTGCTTAAAGTTGTCCACAAAGTTTTCCACAAGTTTTCCACAGAGTTATCCACAGGCACTATGTAGGAATTTCCTAAGCTCGTTATAGTTTTCCACAGTTTCCACAGCACTACTACTACTAATATATATTTTTTATTTTAATTAATATATAAGGAAAGATAAACATATAAAGATAAGAAGAACATATATATAAAGAATAAGTAACAATAAAAGAGCTCGGATAAAAAAAAAAAAATAAATAAATCATTTCGTAAAAACTTGTGTTATAATATTCTTATGATTAGAAAGGAGATGAAAGAAAATGGAATTTAAGAAGATTGTTGGTGAGAGCCTATGTTAAATGTTTTGTTAGCCCTGATTATAGTTTCCCTTTGGCTTGGACTTTGCATTGTTGGTGTTGTAGGTTGGATTTATTTGAGTTACGTGATTTGGACTGTGCAGTGGGAAAACATTACCACAGGTTTAATTTTGTTGGTGGTGATAACCGTCTTTTGTCTTGCTCTGTATTTATGGAGCGTGTTACAAAGGAGGGGAAATAAATGAGCATGACTGGAAAAATGACTATTCAGAAACATGAGATTTCGTGGATTGTTGAGAGCGGACTGCCATTTATCAGCAAATCTCCATTTGATTGGACGCACAACTTTATAGTTACTGGCGATGGAAAGGAATTTAAGGTCATAGCGAGTAATCAGAACTGCTATGCTGAATTCAAAGGAAGCTATCAAGGAGACCCTGTTTTATTTGCTGTGAATGGGACTATGTTCAGCCAAGTGATAACTAAGGAAGAAGCTGACACATTAGACATCTTGGTCTACGATGAAGAAATTATCTTAAAACGAGATAGGCGTAAAATAAAGTTGGCTACTGACGAAATTCCAATAGAATTGCTACCAGAGAACGAAGGTAAGATGGAACCAATTGACATATTTGAGCTTAAGCATGCCGTTGACTGTGTTCAAAGCTGTGTAGCACCTGCTAAAACGTCTTTGTATGAGCAGTATAAAGGCATTGTATTTGATACTCTTGATGACAAATTAACGCTTGTGGCTACTGACACGGTGAAAATGAGTGTGTATAAAATGGACGTTCCGTTTAACAACAAAGTCATAGTTGCATCTAAGCCTCTTGCAAGTGCAGTTAAGGTGTTACAAAAATTCAAGGGCGGTTGTAAAATCGGAGTTGTCGGAGAAACGCTTGTGTTAAAGAACGAATACTGCAGATTTGTGTTCCCATCTTATGATACCATGTTCATTCAATGGGCATCTGTTATTAAACATCATATGTCTGAAGTTACTGGCTGGATAGAAGTGTCTACTTATGATTTTGTTCGGGCTCTTGATAGAGTAAAGGTGCTGTCTAACACGATGTTTAAGTATTATCCCGAGTTTGTGCCTGGAGCTTCTTCACTGTTCTTAAAGATTGAAGGTGATGTAATCTACAGTGAAAGATTAGAAGCGACAATTACAGGTAATGTTATTCCATTCAAAGCAGAGCCTTCAGCATTGTTTGATATTGTAGCACCGATAAAAGAAGATAGATTAGAGATTGGCGTTGAAGCAAACACTGGAGAAGCGATAGTGATTAGACCCAAGGGCAGTGAAAAACAGATGGCATTTTGTGGGTTAGCCACTTATTAGAAAGGAGTGATAATATGATTTACAGAGGAAATGAAGCATTAGAAAAGTTAACAGAAGCAATGAGAGAGTTAAAGATTGGCTTTAGAACAAGGGCTCACAATGTTAGTTCTCTTCAGCATGTAATATTTGAGAAATACAAATCTGTAGGCGTTACAGTGCTTTCACAACAGCCATTTAGCTTTTACTGGGATACAGGTAAAGAAATCCAAGAAAACATCAACCACCTGTTATTGTTGTTCAGAAGCACTGTTGATTATTCCTTGAAAAGCAGATGCTATGCGCTAATGAACGATAAGCCTAATGTGTTGCCGAAAGACTGGGAAACTGTGCTAGATATACTAATAGAATCGTCTTACAATGATAATATCAAAGTGAACATACCAGAGAACTTACATCAGCATTCACGGTTTAATATTGTTTTGTTTCACTCGTTTAAAATGCCACGATGGGATAGTAGCATGCCGATTATAGTTACGACAATCTTAGACATGCCGTTTGAATGGATTATCTTAGACTACATTGATGTTTTTGATTGTTAAAGGAGGGTTGAAAAATGAAATTGACGTTAGATAGGAGGCGAAAGTATGTTTATATACACAGACGAAGATGAAGCAATAAATGGTTTATGGATAAAAAGGATAAAGATTGAATATGACAGCGATGAGAAGCTGGGAACTGGATACTTTTTAAAGTTATATGGTGATTTTGGAGCTGATGAAGATAAACCGAACTTTATGTATTATTCAGCTTGGATTGGTCCTTTTGATACATTCGCAGAAGCGCAGAAAGAGTTAGATGGAATAGATAGCCAAATTTCTACTCTCAATCTATATCCGAGTGATGAAGTAAAAGTTGAATTCGAAATGGACGATTCCAAAGATACGCTTGACAAAAAGGAAGAATAGTGCTATAATACAAGCAGGAGGTGAATAAACGATGGTGAAGCAGGTTGTTAGCGGATTGATGGTAGGTTGTGCAATCCTATTATTTATGTTCTTGCTAACCTGTCTAACGTTCCCATTTAATATGATATCCTTTGTGCCACTAATATTAGGCTACATATTAGCCAGTTGGTTGATAAAAGGAAATAAAAATGCTTGACATTTTGTTTCAAAAGTGTTATAATGAAAATGAAAGGAGGTAAAAGAAATGTATGAGATGGACAGCAACAAAAAGATGGCTTTAAACTTAAAGTTGGCGATGTATGTCAAAGTAGAGAAGTTCGATGCTGAAGACTATGCCGTTTGGGCTGTGTATCCAGCATGCTTTTATGGCGCATCTAAAGAACACCCATATGAGGTTTGTTTGGCACGTTTTGAAACAGAGGAACAAGCGCAGGCTTATTTGGAAGACATTGTAGCCAATTATTAATCTCTCACCCTCCTTTTTTCGGGAGACGGAAATAACCGTCTCCCTTCTTTTTACTGTATAGTGAAACGCCCGAACGTGTAGATTGCGTTTTTACGTATATGTGTGAAGATTTACTCACACATATCACCAAAACGCAAAATTAAGCAAAAGTGGTGTGATAAATACTACATTAAAAGACAATGTTTTTGTGCGTAATTGATAAAATACGTTTTGGGATATAGGTATTGTGTAAATTAAAAAGGCAGGACGAGGGGGTAGCGTCCTGCCCTAAGGAAGGAGGAGAGAGTGTGGAGGTGGAAGCGGAGGTGACTCGATGCTTCTATATGGAAGGTGTTGCCCGCTTCACCAGTTTTATTCCGTTTGGTATTTCTATTATATCATATTCTGTGCCTTGAGCCAACTCTTTCATGTGGTCAATGAAGGCTTCAGCTGTTGTCATTGTGTCATCGTAATACTCATCGCCAGTGCCATATCTAAAAGTCCAGTAATCAATTAATTGATTTTCTAGGCACATCACGGCTGTTTCGTAATCCAACATGTCCCACAGGTTTTTGTTTAAATGCTTATCTCTTTCGTTCCATACTACTTCCGCTAACNCCCAACCCAACTCTTCAAACATGTTGTCCATTCGTTTCGCCTCCTTTCTTATTTCTTGATTATATTATACCACAAATCCTTGCTAATTGTCAATCACTAACTCGGGAATAATTTGTGGGAAATTAGCAGAACCTAATTTGATTGTTAGCTTCACACAACCTGTTGGAGTGGGTCCGAACCCTTTCTGAGTTCCAAAGCTTGTTCTATTCTCCCATTCTTCCTTATAACCTGGACTTCTCACAAACCAGCAAATGTCTTTGAAAGGTCTGCACTTCATACTTATTCGTTCTCTGGCTATTGGCACAATATAACCTTGGTGATTGTGTCCGTTCCAAACCACATTGGCATCTGGTAAATATACTGCTTGTCTGTTAGTTTCAATCACTCCGCGTGTTACTTTACTGTTACCTCCTCCTCCGTTGTGCGAGTAATACAGCTTTACTGACGCATTACGATTATAAGCTTTTAGGAAAAAGACAATCCAGCCAGTCCATTCGCCTGTTACTGCGTTAGCTCCTTTTAAGTTTAACAGCATCGTCAATCGATTCATTAAATCAATGTTGTTTCTTTTCTTTACTTCAGTTTCATGATTGCCTTGAGCTACCAAGATGATATTCGTAGCGTAAGGAGATAAAAACTCAGCACTATCTTGAACCACAAAATCAAAATAATCCTGCCTGCGATATTCGGGACGCAGCTCATCTAAGCTGGAACGTGGGTCAAACCTTCCCTGCATTGCATCAAACCAATCTCCACCAAGCACAATAAGTGCATCTTCTTCTTTTGCCTTATTTAGATGCTTTTCGAGTGCTTTTCTATTGCACATAACAGAGTCAAAATGCACGTCTGAAAACAGGTATATTTTTAAGATTAACTCGCTATCGTTAACTGCATTAATCGGTAAAACACCCTCTTTGAACTTTGAAGTTTGCACCAATACGTTCACGCTTTCACCTCTTTTGCAATTAACATGCAAATATTATAACATAAGCATGCATGTATAAACCTGTCTCTTTTACGATTAATTGAGGAATTTAATATTTTAATATCCTTTTTATGATTTTTAAGACATCATTTTAAGAATTTTCATATTAAAATCGCTTTTTTAACAGCTTTTTTATGTTGCTTTTTTATCACATTTTTTTTAGCCTTTTTTAGAATGCTTTTTTATCCGCTTTTTTAATTCCTTTTTTTAAGCTCTTTTTTAAGCTCTTTTTTTATGTCTAACAATCAGAGACCCAAAATGTTTGCTCTCCAAAATATTTAGCTTCTAAAATTTTGATACCTGAAACATTTGACACCAAAATATTTTGGAATCTAAAATATTTGGCTGTCTTATGTTCCCAATCTCTTATGTTTCATCATGATGATATTATACCATCAAAAAGACCAAATAACAACGGTATACAAATAAATACCTATTGACAAAGACACAAAACATGATATAATAGAATTATGAACATAAAGGAAGGAGATGAGAGAATGAAGACAATCAGGAAAATTGACCTGTTTTGTGAAGCTGAAGGCTTGGACTGGGAAACATTCGAAGAAATTATAAAATCCGTGTTGATGCTGGAAAGCAGCAAAGATGAAACAGAATTGACTGCGCAAGACCTTCAGGACCTTCTTGATGCTACCAGCGAAGACAACAACGAAGACCTTGCGGAATTGCTTGCCAAAACTTATGACATTGACATTTGGCATTGGTATGAACGTGAATTGACAGCAAGGACAGAATATATCAACGACTTTGTTGAAAATTTCGGAATTGACACGGAAAAATTTGACTTTTGGAAACTGTTGAGAGAAGCGCACATAAGTTATATCTGCGACCAAATCCAGAAACTGCACGAGGCAGTGAAAAAAAATTGTTGCCAGACAAGAAAGGAGATGAGAAAAATGACAAGAGAAAAAGAGAGCTTAAAGGAAAAACTGGAAGACATTGCGGGAACAATCGGAATTATGTCAGATTATCCATGCTTGCCTGATTATGAAAAGATGGCATTAAACTTATTTTACCAAGTTTTAGAATCAATGCCATACAACGAAGAATACGAAGAAGATGAAGAATTTTTTAATGAAGACCTTGAAACTGCAAAAGATATTTTTAGACACAAAATATTTGTAGAGCTTGGCATAATGTCTGAAAAACTTGACAAGCTAACAAGGAAAAGGAAACTAACATATGAAGAAGCAAGAGCGGAGATAATGAAAATTTTTGAAGTTTCAGACAAAAGAATATGGAGAACAATTGAGAAAAACATAAAAAACAAGCTTGTAAAAGATGCTTGCTTTAGAACGTGGCAGAAAATAGCAGATTACATTTATGAAGAGATGAGATTAAATTAAAACGCATCAGCTACCAGCATGGGCCAGCCTGTAGGCTGGCCTTTTTCATTCAGGGCACATGAGGCACCCCATATTGTCCTGTGGATAGTAACACTGGCGTGGAACATAAAAAGGCAGTTAAAAAGGGGCGTTAAAAAGCAAAAAAAAACAATTAAAAAAGCAGTTTAAAAAAGCAGTTTTAAAAAAAGCAGGTAAAAACCCGTAAAAGCGATTAAAAAGGCGGTTAAAAATGGGGTTATAAAAGATATTAAAAAAAACTTTTAAAAAAGGTTATAAAAAATAAAATGGGGCTTGACAACGCCCATTAAAAATGTTATAATATTACTATACTTAAAAAAGAAAGGAGGTGTAAAAAAATGGAGGAACAAGCCTATAAAAGCGTCACATTTGATAATGATTGTATACAAGACACAGTTAAAAAAATCGTACAAAACACTATACCAAGTGCACTTAAACCAAACCACTTTTACCCGCTCGACCAAAAGGTTGTCTTTTATTTTGAAAACGATATCCTAAAAACGGTATTTCCAATAATTCCTACCGAAATTTATCCTGCTTTACCAATATTTTTTGAAAGCTGGAAGGTTAGATACATTTTTGACTCGGAACGACCATTTTTCTTAGAACTGTATAACAAAGAAAAAGAAAAAGCAGATAAAAAAGCAGTAAAAAACACCGTTTACGACTTTCTAAACAGACAACCGACACCACTTTATGTAAGTTATAAACCATCTCCATTCGCTCCTTGTGTTAGTTATTATTTTATAAGAGCAACGGAAGACTTTGAATTGTGGTCTCTATTTTTTAATGATTCCGTTAAAATTCACTCTGGAAATTTAATGGTAAACGCTAATAACGCCATCTTATTAACAGACGTCCCGGAACAACTTTATAAACAAACCATCTTAAAGCTAAGCGAGGATGAATCAGACAACAGAGAATGCGAACGCGATGAAGTGGCTACGTGGCTTGAAAATGAGCTATTAACACTTATACAGTCCTAGCGGGAAGGGCAGCTTGAGCTGCCCTTCCTTGTTTTACATAAAAAAAAAGTAGTTAAAAAAAGGTGTTAAAAAGCATTTTCTAAGGTAATACCATTTAATGGTTTTTACCACGTTTTATTTACCCCATTAAACTAAGAAAATAAAACTTCTCGCACGCTTGAGTAAGTAAACTTGGTCTTTGTGTTTTATCGCCGCACACTTACTCCGTGTAAGTAAGCTTTTTTTTCTTAGATTCCTTACTCCTTCCTTACCCGCCTTACGCCACCTTACTCCAAGGTGTAAGGTTGGAGTAAGCCTGTATTTATCTATGATGGTTGCCATTTTTTGACCATTCCTTACTCCAATTCAAAAACATATACCCACAAAATTTGAAAGTCAAAAAAATTTTTCGCCCCAGAAAAAATGTAACATCAGGAGTAAGGATTTGAATTGCATATACAATTTCATTAGATATTTCCTATATTAGATAGCCTTACTCCAGCCTTACTCCAAAAACAAAATTGCATAACCCACTCTTAAATAACACAGGATTTTCCTACGAAAATTCCTTACTCCAAACCTTACTCCAAAATTATGCAGTATACATTGTATGACGTTAATCAAGCTAGATTTTATCTAGCTTACTTGCACTTTGGGATGTCTTACTCCAACCGAAGCCTGTGGATAACTTTTGGGTTCCAAAAAAGTTATCCACAGGTCTAAGAACTGCATCGTGTGAGTATAATTTTTACGTCTCTACCTCCTTTTGTTTCGGTATTTACTAATATAACACATTTCATGGCTTTGTCAANTGTGAAAGCACTCTTCTATTTTGCGTTTTGGCTAAAATTGCGATATCTAGCTCACGAAATCGCCAAAACCCNGGTTTTTTGAAAATTTGATGTAGGAAAAATCAGGTTTTCTTGCTTGTGTTTTTGTGGACATAATTAAAATGGGGCCCGAGTGCTTCGGGCCCCAACTAATGGTTTGCTATTGTTAAGTGAACCTAGAATTCTATGTCTAACCCGTCTTCATCTTCATCTGGTTCTGGTAAAGGTATGTATTCTCCTTCATACTCAGATCTTATCGCCTCATCGTTTAAGGTGTTAATTATTTGAATTACTCTTGATGCTCTACCTTTAATCCACTTTACTTGTGAACGTGCTACATATTCTTTACCGTTTTTCTTTTCCGTTTTTGTTACTATCCAACCGCGTTCTTGCATTTCTTGAAGGACCCACTCTGTATTCGCTATATCGAGCTTTTTCAACGCTTCTTCTAGCACGTTTGGAAACACAAAGAAACTGCTGCCTTGTACGAGTCCCATAATGGGTCCTTTTCCTTCATAGTAATCTCCATTAATGTTTTTTACGAACTGTTGAATGTTAGATGTAAAGTAGCTAATAAGCATGGAATAAGTTTTATACACTGGATCATAAGACTGGCTTTCTCTTTCTTGAATAATAATTTCTGCAAGCTGAATTGCTTCTTCTATAGCCTCGTCTAATGTTTTGTTAAAAATCCAGTGTGAAGCTAGTGCGTCTGCTAAAGAAATCAAAGCTATGTTTGATATTTCTGCTCCAGTGTGGTCTTCTGAATATTTTTCTAACAGTGGTTTTTGAATTTTGCTTTCTAAAGATCTTAAAGTATCAATTCCGTTGTCTTCAATAAACTGCATTAAGTTTTTAATGTAATCAACCCCTGCAGTTCCGTATTGTTCTCTAACGAATTCGTGTATTTTAATGGCATCCATTTCATCTTCTGTGGGTTTTCCCTTGATTTCTAAAATACGAGTTCCTACGCCTTCATAAGCCGTGGTTCCAGTTACAATTGGCTGTTCTCCTGTGGTAAAGACGACAGTGCTCCATTCTACCACATTTTGTATTCCACCGCCCATATTACCACGCTGTTTTCCTTTGCCCTCTCCAAATATGTATATAAGAGTTTCTATAAACTCTTGACTAGATCCGCCTATAATTTGTCTCTCGTCCAATCCGACCGGTAAGTTGTGGTGGAACGCCAAAAGCCTTTCAAAGCCCACTTTTGTCCCATAAAATGTTGCCATTAGTTGATTCGGATTGCCCCATACAGAAAGTGCCGCTTTAAGTGCTGCTGTTTTTCCACTTCTACTACGACCCCAAAGGTGTAGTGATATAGTTCTTCTCCCTAAGATATAAACTAAAGGAGCTGCGAATGAAGCAGATAACATAAATCTGAAAGTGTGGTTTTTTCTGTGTTCTTCCATGAAAGATGTCCATTCTTCTAAAGTTCCCCTTTGACTGTAGGCTTCTACAATTTTCTCCATGCCGTTCGGAGGTATTATAACTATTTCATCGTCGTTTTCAATTAACTGTGGCAGTATAAACTTGTTGCTCTCTGGTGTCCAACCCAAATGTTCTACACCTATTTTTGTAGGAAGTGCAGGAGCGTTTAATTCCCACGTTTTTTGAAGAAATTTGGCTATCAAGGACGCGTTCCAAGAACCTACTGATATACCTAAGTCTGCTAGTTTTACTAGATTTTGTGTTATAAACAATTGCGAAGGAGGAAGAGATGTGGTCTTCCAGCTTTTCTTATTGATGTCTCTGTAGACAATTTCAATGAAGTTTTCGCCATTAACAGTTAAAACTCGTCCCGTGAATAATATAGGAGTGCTAGATATAACCTCCCATTCTGTGCCGTCCTTAGATGGCCCCATAGCTAAGATACCCTCTTCCGTAACCCTAAACCCGTCCGGAATAGTAGCCCTTACCGGTACATTTGGAATTTCTACGTCGTTAACAATGTCGCCTATATCCAAGGGCTTAGCTAGTTCAATTGCACTCTGAATTTCTTCCGCAAATTCTGTTTCTGTGCACAAAACGTGCAAGTCGCTTACATCTTTATATCCGTCTAATGTTAGAACATATGTTTTGGCGTTATATTCCGAATCTTTTTTAAGCGACTTTAAAATCTTTCTAACGAAAGCAGACCCGCCCTCATCGGGCTCCTGAAAAATGTATACCTCTTTAAACCCTCTTAAATACTGAACCCACTCGTCTTTGAATGTAGTTGCTCCAGGTATCCCCAACGCTGGTATTTGGTGATACCATAGCGTTTGTGCGTCACTTTCGCCTTCCACAAGGATAACATACCCTTTTTCACGAAAATCCTTGAGCATCCAGAGGCCGTATGGGAATGTTTTTGCCCCTTTTTCCCAAACAAAGCGGGTGCCGCTGAGAGGGTGAAACCGTCTACGTTCGCATAATAACTTACCATCTTCGGATAAATATTCCATAATTATGCCATTTTTAGCGTTTCCTTTTACACCTATGCTCAGGAGAAAGCTTTCTGGGAGCTGTTTTTCTTGTGCATAGTCTTGTATGGTATATGTAAGGTCGCTCTCGCTAGCGTCTATTTGAGCTATTTTTAATAACTTTTGATACGCTTCTTTGGCAGTAATGTGTTCTATTCGCATTATAAATGTTACCGCGTTGCCTTTAGCACCACAACCGAAACAATTCCATAGTCCATTCACAAGATTCACGGAAAGGCTGGGTTTGTGATCATCGTGAAAAGGACAAAGTGCCTTGGCCTGCGTAGCGCCTTCCACATGAAAATCTTGCAGATACTGAGAGTAAAAGTCAATCCAATCAATTTTTTCATCATACGTAACCATTTTAATACCTCCTTTTAACGTGGGCGGGGCATTGCCCCGCCCACAATGTGTGTTTACTATACTTCATTCTTCTCATAGTTGTGATTGTGGTGATTAGTGTACATTGCGTAACTCATTGTAATACCTCCTTCTCATTCCAATATTTTTTAGTAATTCTACTTGGAAACGAACTCATTATTACTTCTATGTTGTCGATGCTTTTATTAAAGTTCTTTTGAAAGTAATTGGGAATACTCCAGAGAATACAAATTATCCTTGTTTCGGTATCTTTTGTGCTAAAAGTATACTTTGAGGCAAGCTCATCGGCCGCTTCCTCTAAAAGGCGACAATATTTCTGTATTCTTTTTAAAACGTTATTTGCTATATTTGTTATAGCATCTAGTGCTTCCTTTTTAACTGCTATATCACCGCTTTTGTTTGTGTCAATCAAATATCTGTATTTTAAGATTAGTTCGTCTATTTCTTTGGCATGAGTTCCAATCTCTTCGTGCAAGTATTCCATAACATATTGTGATAAATATTGTATGACATCTGAGAAGCCGAAAAAGTCGAGCCAATCCGATTCTTGCAACAAAGATAATATTAGTTCTTTTTCTGATTTTACAACGGCTTTACAAAGCTCGGTGTCTACTACAAATATACTTGGATTGTCTACATATTTTTCTTTGTCCCAAGTTTTCGTTGTTTTCATTCTATCTCCTCCTTTCGTTAGATTATATGATAACACATTTTATTTAAAAAGTCAAGTGGGTGTTATTTGTATACCATATGGAGCCCGGCGGCAAAGGAGGAGTGGAAATCCGCCGAGCCCCATAATATTATATAACAAAAATTTGTGAGTTTCTCATAAAATTAAAATGGGCGGCTTAAAGCCGCCCATTGTGTTATTTATATTTTGAATAAAGGTAGAAGAGATAATCTTTAGCTTCTTCTTCGCTAGTAAAGCTTCTTAAGACATATCTAAATGGAAGACTAGAATTTAGTTCATCTGGTAGATAAGCGCATACATTGTAAGCTCCAGATATATCTCTTTCTACGTCTATTTTGGCTACTAAATTCATGTTGATTAACACTGTATTGTCATTGGCAATCTCAAACATTATGTCTTTTCCCCCACTTCTTTAAACTCAAACGGAAAGTCCATTATTGTTGTTATATTTGATGGCAGTCGTACATTCCACTCCGGTAGTGTAAACTCGTGCATTAATAAGAGATTAAACCTAGGGTGTCTGGCAATGTTTTCTGGAATATTTACCTTTAGGTCTTCTATGTAACTAGAAGCAATGCGAGCATCTATAACCTTCTCCCAATTTTGCGGTAGTGCTCCATTTCCTTGATCTGATATAACAGTGTAGCACTTGCTTTTTATTGAGTATTCTACAGTGTTTTTTAGTAATAACACAAACCTTTCTCTGCGATTTTCTTTAGAGAGCGGTTTTGGCCAGTAGAATCTAAATGGTTGTTGGGCTATTGGGGTTACTCCAGCCGATTTGCCTCCGGGGTATACTACGTACTGTATAACGCTAACGTTATACTTGCGCACTACTGGGTTGTCTGACAATACTTCTAATGCATCTACAAACCTGTTAAACCCTTCTTCTGCTCTGAATATCATATTATCCCTCCTTTTATTTCATGGTTCCAAGGAACCCACAGATTTTTTCATTATCAACTGGTTTGATGGTTATAATGCCGTTTCCATTTTGTGGTACTTCTATAATGATATTTGCATCGGTTATTGGGGATACAATATCAAACAATATTTCTGGATCTGTGGAAAATTCCGGAACATTTTCTGAAGATGAGACTAGCGGTATTACTTCATTATATTCTGTTTCTCCTTCAATTATAGCTCTTAGCTCGATTGGTGAAACATGGAATTTAGTAGTGCTTCTAGGATAACTTTTCCGAATTAATTTCATGCGGTCTAAACATTCTTTAAATTTTTTCGTAGGAATAGTAAATTGAGCAACGATGTTATTCTCAATCATTTTTACAGTGTCTTCCCAGTTTGGAAATTTCATTTCATACGGAGTGAAAATAAATAAGCACTTATCGTTTTTAAGCTTAAGTTGACCCGCACTGGCAAACATTTCTGCTTTGTCTCCGCTAAGAAAGAGAATTTCTGATGCTTTGGCTAAACTTAGTGGGTTTACAAGCAAATAATTTGAGAATGGAATATCGGTTTTATAAATTGACATGGCGTATGAATTCGATCCTATTACAACCAGTTTGTTGTTTCTATTGTCAAGACACAAGCACTGTAAAGATTTGGCAACATAAACTTCATTAGTAGCTACAGAATTTTTGGTAAAATCCACTGCTCTTTTTAATTCGTTTGTTTCAAATGTAATAAAGTTTTCATCTCCAATTTCAAAAAAGTCAAATCTGGGTTCGTTGGTAATAATCTTAACTTCTCCGTTTTTCTTTTTTATTACAATTTCTTTGTCGTTAACCTCAATGTTTAGCGAAGCGTTCACTTTGGGTAACATTTTTACAAGCATGTTTGCCTGTACCGAGAAGAAGACCGGATCTCCGTTGTAAGGTACGTAAAATTCGGCGTAGCAAGGATCAGACAAAGCTGCAATTTTTAGAATATAACCGTCTCCGGCAATTAGAAAATTTTCTAAATCTTTATTTCTTTTTCCAACGAATTTAACTGCGTTTTCTGCGGCTTGTGAAAGCTCACGTCCATTAATGGTGATTGTTTTCACTCTTTCATCTCCTTTCTTTTCCTGTTAATATAATTATATCATATTTTAGATAGAAAGTAAAGAGCTCAATAACATAGTTTTTTATATGGGCAAAACTTACATTCATTTCGTCTAGCAACTGCTCCGTTTTCTTTCACATCTTTTACTATTGAATATACGTATTCTTCTACTTTCTTAATTGTGTTTTTCGTTACATCAAAATCTACAAGTACAGGATAACCCTGTTCTATGGCATCTGCTACATAAACCACGGAACCAGTACATGGTATATCAATCAAGTTGTTTTTATTTAATAGGTAGCAGTATAAAGAAACTTGTAGCTTATGCTTTTCATCTTTCCATTTACTGGTTTTCCAATCAACAACTCTATTTCGCGACACAACATCAGCAATTCCATTTATAGTGATATCTTTATCAACTGCAAAGCTAATAGGTATTTCATATGAAGCTTCTTTTATATTGTCGTGTAAAAAGTCGAGGGCCGCTTGTGACATAATTTGCGTTGCGGTATATAATTGCACATATGCTCCAGCTTTTTTCCAGTTGGGAAATATTTCACTTATGGTATTGCTTAAGATTTCCTTGTTTGTTTTATACAACTTGTTTTCTGCGTGTCTTTTTATCGTTAGGTGAACCGCGTTTCCCAAGTCCATATCAAAGCTTTTAGCTTCTACTGGGTTTAAAGAATGCCAAATTATGTATCGCGGGCACTGAACAAGAAGACTAGATACAGAGATATTTATTATATTATCATTTTTCATATACATATTATACTACACCCTATTGACTTTTTTCTGTTTTAATGCTATAATATATCTAGCTTACATAGGAGGTGAAATAAATGAGAAACGAGATTGCAATTCCAGTGAAAATCGTAAACAAGTTTTTATCTAAGGAGGTTTCAACTAAAAGGCAATCAGTGGTTTTAAATCTGGCATTTGATGCAGGAATAGACATTGATATGGTGCTAAATATTATAGAAAGACCCTTTAGGCTTTACGTTGCTGATAGCACTAACAAATATGAGATTCCGGTTGACATAGTATACGCAGATAGCAAAAAAGCGATTGTAAAAGTTTTTCCCAGTGATGATTTTCCGATGACTGTATTGTCTGGTGACGAACTAGACGTATATTTAATTGTGTTAAAAAATGAAGAGCTGGTGTAAAATGGGATATGTTTGTAGCATTTATAGAGACTTAGCAAAAACTGTAAATAAGCTGTCTAAGAAATACAATCAAGATCCGATGCAGGTTATTGGAGAACTCTTTACCCTTGAGTACATAAAATCTAAATATGTTGAATATCCACTAACACATATTTTTGAAGATGAAAACAATTTGGACAGAAAATACATTAACAAGAACTTTATTAAGCGTGGTAACGGAACAGTTTTAATGGTCAACGCAGATGACTTGGTAGATTTTATAGCGTGTAACAAAAAGTTTAAAAGCAAGTACGAAGAAAAGCAATATGTGTTGAAAGCGCTAGAAAACGTCGGACTTGGCAGTTATGATGAGTTTGAAGATGTATTTTACTATACTGGAAGCGATGCTCTAATGAAAATCATACGTCAGATTTATTATGGCGAACAAAGAAGGGAGAAAAATGAGAATATTCATAGATCCTGAGTACGGAGGCCCGCTTTTTGGCGGAAAGGCAATATATAACGGAGAAATTGTCTACGGCAAAAACATAACATGGCAAATAGCTATGTTCCTTAGAGAGATAATAGAGAGAACAACCCACAATCAAGTCTTCTTATCGCGTGGTGGAGATGTTTGTTTAAGTCCGGAAAAACGCGAAGGGTTTGAAGGGATAGAAAGAGCAATGTTGTGTAACAAATATAAGTGCAACGTTGCAATATCAATAGGTGTAAGAAACAATAAAACGAACAAAGAAGACCGCGGCTCTAGTATTTTGTACGGCAGGACAATGACTACTAAATCACGACAACTCGCAAGTTGTCTTTGGAAATATACCAAAGAACAAATAAAAGAAATACCAAACAGAGTATTCTTGGGTGGACATTCCTATTTTCTTATGATTTGTCAATGTGACGCGGTGGAGTACAAACCTATTACTATTTCTAATCAACGCGATCTAGAGTTTATAGCAGACATACAAAATCAATATAAAGTAGCTAAAACAATATACGACGCACTCAGGGATTTTTATGGCTTGCATTTTAAGCTCAAAAGTGATATAATATTTTAAGAACAATAGAAAGGAGGGGAAACAATGAAAAGCGAAGAGCACGTAAGAAGTCTTTCAGAGAGTCTTAAAAAGTTAAGGGAGCTAAGAGAAGACGAACTCGCAGAGATGATCGTTAAGGAAGGACCTCCACCAATTGGTTTTTGTATGGATGTATACATTAAGAATGGAGAAATTAAGTTTACAGATTATTACACAACCGGCACCATAATGGAATTTGAGCCAGATGAGTTTGTAATTGTTGGCTTAGATAATCGACAAGGAGGATTAGATCCAACGGACATATACGACGTTGGAGCAAACTGGGATTTATCGGAAAAATTTATAGAGAAGTACTTTAACACGTATCTAAGGGAATTTGGAGTGGATCCAGAAGACGTAGACGATAAAGAAATGCAAGAGTACATCTGGGAAGAATGTATGACAGAAGAAGAAAAAGAAGAAGAAATACAAGAAATGGTAAAATACTTTTGGCTCGGAGAAATTGATAATCTGAGATGGCTTTGTGATTGCATTGAAGAAACGATTCAAGAAATAGAAGACGAATTATCAGAATATAAACAATAAGGAGGAATTAAAAATGGAAAAAATTGTAACTTTTCATGTGTCAGACACCAAGAGTGAAGAATACCACGTTCCAACTTTTAAAGAAATCATTGACGTTCCAGCTTGGGTTCTTATTGTTTGGGACGTGTTTGGTTTGCCACAATATGTAATGCCTGTGGAGGAGGAAGAAAATGAGTGACAACGAACAAATAATAAAATATCAAACGGAAAGCGGAGAGGTTGTTTTAACACCAGATATAGTAAAGCGATATCTTGTGTCTGGAAGGCCGGAAAAGGTTACAGACCAAGAAGTAATGATGTTCCTTAATTTGTGCAAATATCAAAGGCTAAACCCATTTATCCGTGAGGCGTATCTAGTGAAATATTCCGAAAACCAGCCTGCAAGCATGGTAGTAGGGAAAGATACCTTATTAAAGCGTGCGGCTCGTAATCCCAACCTAGATGGTATGGACGCTGGCATCATAGTAAGAAAGGGAGATGAAATAATACAGAGATCTGGAACATTGGTTTTGGACGATGAAGAACTAGTTGGTGGTTGGGCTAAGGTATATAGAAAAGACTGGAAGGTTCCAGTAGAGGTCACAGTAAACTTGAGAGAATACAGAAAAACATTGCCAGATGGGAGACCAATGGCAAACTGGGCTACAATGCCAGCAACGATGATAAGAAAGGTCGCGTTAGCGCAAGCTCTTAGAGAAGCTTTTCCGGAAGATTGTTCTCAATTATATGCCGCAGAAGAAATGCCAATAGGAGATACAAAATTAGATGAAACACCAATACCCCCAGAGGTAATATTAAAAAGCAGTGACGGTGAAATAGAGGAAGAAGTCCCGATAAAAGCCGTTATATCAGATCCCAAAGAAAACACTAAGAAACGTAAGGCTAAGTTTGATTCTAAAGCATTGGCATCAGACAAACAGATAAAGTATATTACGGGAATGTTAAAGCAAGTTTATGGAGATAATTATCAAAATGCTGTCAATGAGATTTTGTCTGAGTTTGAGAAAAACAAATTAGAAGAACTTACAATACAAGAGGCATCTAAGGTTATAGAAAAACTAAGGAATAACTCGATTAAAAACGATTCTGAGGGTAAGATTGTAATACCAGAAGACGCAGACAATGACATAGACGACCTACCGTTTTAGACAAAACGGTACCCCACCTTAAGAGAGCGGCTCCGTCGGCCGCTCTCTTTTTTATTTGTTAGACGCTTTCCAGAAATTGTCGTTGAAATATTTTACCGCATCTTCAATTAAGGTTCTCAACTCTTCTGGAGTGTAGTCTATTCCGAGGTTGTTAAACCAGTTAGACAGAGTCTCTAATGCCTTTTTAAGTTTCTCTTCGCCCTTAAGATCCTGATAAATTTGTTCTACCGCTCGGACCACGGTTCTTGCTAGTTCTTGCTTAGTTTTAACGAAGTCCAAGACGCTAGACCACTTACTGTTTTTAACATAAACCCCTAGCGAGTATCCGAGAATACCGACCAGAACGACAAACAGCGTCGCCAATAATTCTTCCATCTATTTCACCACCTTTCTATTTTCCAGATTTTATTACATCGTATAAACGTGATAACATTGCAGATACTTCAGCCCTTGTAACCGTTTTGTCTGGATTGAAATTACCCTTTTCATCACCTTTGACTACGCCAAGCTTTTGCAGTTTCTCTATGTCCTTGTATGCCCAATGCGTTGTGGGAACATCTTTGAACAACAAATTCACCTCCTTTATTGGTGTCTTACCAGATATTATCAATAAACCGTTGGCTATTCCAAGTGCGCATTTATATTGAAAATCCTCAGACTTCAACAGCTTTTCTTCTTCTGGATTGCTGATAAAAGCCAACTCAACTAATACTGCAGGCATCTTCGTATACCGTGTTACGTAGTAATTGCCTACTTTAACTCCTCTATCTGTTCTTCTAATCTGCTTTATTAGTTCGGATTGAATGCAGTTAGCTAAAACTTTGCTCTTAACGTCTTTCTCTGTATACCACGTTTCAGCTCCGTGTGCCGTCTTATCGTCAGCAGCGTTGCAGTGGATTGAGATAAAAATATCAGCCTTAGCATTATTCGCCACATCGCATCTTGCTTGCAGTTCGTTAGGCTGTTTAGTAGTTCTAACATCTTTGTCGCTTTCTCGTGTCATTACTACGCTAAAACCTTGTTTAAGCAGTATTTGACGTAACTTTAAGGCTACTGCTAAAGTGATATCTTTTTCAAGTGTTCCAGAATAACCTACAGCGCCAGGCTGACTGCCACCATGCCCAGCATCAATGCATATCTTCATTGTTATCAGCTCCCTTTTCTATTTCTTTCTTTCTAATGGTTGAGAGAGTCCATAGTTCACCCGTAGTAAATGCAAACCAGCTACCGACTAAGACAGTTGGTTCAGACCCAGTATGCCAAAACACAATTAATACAGCAGCAGCGAATATTACGTTTAAGGCTATCACTGTTGATACTACTTTCTTAGAAAACCTACGCATCTGTATCATCTCTTATCTTGTCTACTACTTCTCTTAATGCCTTAACATCTTTTTCGAGTGCTCTAACCATTTGTTTTAATTCTTTGGTGTCAATGGAATTATTGTCAATGCCGTTAGAAATGTAATCTACCTTTTTCTCAATACGACCTATTTTAATACTGATTTCTTCAGCGTCCCTCGGAGTTCCAACATGATTTGTAGTTTTATTTTGTAACATGAGAAATATTACATATACAGCTAAAAGAGCTACTGCAAGACCACCGAAATTTATAATGAATTTAATTATCTCTGTTTCCAATAGTTATCACCTCATTAGCTCAAGGAACGTTGCGTCGCTTGATGTTAATACCACCACCAAGCGGCTTTACTGTTATTTTATCACCAATGGGCTTAATGTTTATACCAACACCTATGGGTTCTATCATACTTGGAGCTGTTTCACGTTCATACCAAGTGCCTACGAATTTACCATAAGATACACCACTAAGTTTTGCACTGGCATAAAGCGGCACACCACCGAATGCTGTTAATGTAGTTACTCCGCTTAGCTTTGCACTCAACGATGCAGTAGGATAAGCCGTAGCTATAGACATACCATATAGCTTGGCTTTAGCACTTATTGTCATCTGTGGCACAGCTGTAATTGTAGTGTATCCACTTAACTTGGCACTTGCAGATTTGGTTAATGTGCAGGAAGCCTTAAGACTGCTTACAGCACTTACAGTTGCAGCATTTGGCACTCTATACGTAACCGAAATTGTAGATGTAGCACTGCCTGTAAAGTGTGGATAGTGTATCTGCACTGCGTTAAACTTACCATACGATTTAGCACTAATTTTAACAGTTCCAGTTTTTACTTTAGTAGACTTAGCTTTAAGTTGAGATATCGCCTTACCATTGAACTTTAACAGTTTAACTGAGTTGCCAAACGCTTTAATGCTTGTAACACCTTTAACTTTGGCTGTAGCTGTCTTTACGATTGCAGCTTCGCACTTAAGACTGGATACTGCACTGCCTCTGAAGTAATTAACTTCATCTGGGTTATACCCGTAAGCTCTTAAGGAAGATACAGCATTTAATTTAGCAGATGCTTGTATTTTGCGTTCTGTAGAAATTCGTGAGTAACTAATCGCAATTCCACTAAAACGGGCTGTTTTTACAATTCTGGGTATGGATTTTACTGAACTTACTGCCTTTAATTTTGCGCTATTACTCTTAACTACATTACCCACACATTTAATGTAAGACGTGGCACTGCCTTTGAATGCAAATACTGGTGGTGTGGCTGTAACAGTTACATTAGAAACTGCCTGTCCGATGAACTGAGCACTTATTACTGTGTTGCCTATAAATGTGCCATTAGATACTGCTTGCCCAATGAATGTGGGATACTTCGTTGTTATCGCTTTGGCCTTTACGTTGGAAACTGCTTTCAAGATAGCACGTGCAGTTTTAACCTTCGCGGCTCTTGCTTTTAATGAAGATGCACCATACAATTTAGAACTATTATATTTAACAGCATTACCTCTAACGGTAGCTGTTGTTATCCCATTTAGTTTTGCCTGACAATACTTATGAACCAAAGGATTTAATGTTAAAGAAGAAACTGCTATGCCCCTGAACTGACCCAATAGGCCAGTGTAAACAAATGCATTTGCAGTTAAGGAAGATTCGGCAGACCCGATGAAGCTTGCAGATAATACAATGTTTGCATTAGCCTTAATGGTTGATACGGCTTGTGATTTAACGCTGGCAAGTTTTACTGCATTAGCTTTTGCTGTTAGATAAGATACTCCGTTAAGTCCAGCTCTTTGCTGGTTAGTTCGCATCAAAGCGGCGGTCAGATAAGAAGTGACTTCACCAATAAACGATTTTGGAATAACAGCATTGGCTGTAGCCTTAACAGACGACACAGCATTGCCTTCAAAACTGCCTGCTACAACAAGTGTTGGGTTAGCTTTTAACGAAGAAACACCAATTAACTCAACGAACTGGTCGTAGAATGCGAATTGTAGATTAGTAACAGTAGGATTCTTGTTTAGCCTTGCGTTGGCTTTAATAGAAGATACAGCTTGTATTTCTACAAACTGCTCGTATAATGCAAACTGTAGATTGGTTAAAGTTGGATTCTTATTTATCTTCGCTGTTGCTTTAAGACGAGAAACTGCTGTTCCTACAAAGAGAGCTTCTGCCATGTCATACCAAGTCCAGCAGTTTTACCTTGAACTGTATCTTCCTGCCAGTCAGGTCTTGTCCTTCTACGATTGGTAAATAACCACCATTAGTCAGCTGCGTCCAATCAGATTGATTGTCTAATTTAGCGTAAACTAAGCATTCTTCTTTGTCTGCATCTTCTTGCCAGTAAACTCTGTGTTTAACATAATTACCAACTGTAGACAAGTCGTATTCTGGAGAAATGTAGTAACCACCTCTTCCAAAATTTAACCCTCCATCAAACCTCAAGGCGTATGTGGTATTCTCATCAATTGGTAATGGCTGATTGCTTTGATACGCCGCCGCTATTTCCTCATCAGTGCGGGCACGGTTGGAGATGCGGAGGTCGTCGATGAGGGAGTTAGCTTGAACTGNACCACNCTCGCCAGAACCTATATAGCAAGCTGTAAACGCTTCGGTAACATTCCATGTGGCAGAGGCCTCGCCAACAAGACTCCCATTAACATAAAAAGCTATACGTCCAGGTTTCCAAGAAGCAGCTAAATACAACGGATCTTTATTGCCAAGGCTAGATATATCTTTGTAAATCGAAGCAGCAATTGTANTATCCGTATTCTNGAACAAGCACCGTAAGTAATTTCCATCCTTGTAAATCAAGATACGGCTTTTGTTATAAGCAGACCCTTTACATCCAAAATAACCAGCAAGTCTACCCAAATTCGTATTCCAATTATAAGAAGGTATGACAGTGAACTCCACCGTCCCCTCCTNCGGGTTCAGCACCTCGAACTCATTTTCGT